TGAAAGCAATGGAGATACGGGAGATATTAAAAGTAGACTTAACCAACGACGGAGACGGTGATGACCCCACTTATAACTGAGATGTCCGGTGCGATAAAAGAAGATGCGTTGAACTATAAATGGTTTGATGTATCTGAAGCAAAAAGAGAGGAACTAGTAGAAGACACCGCGCTTGATTTATTGCGACAACCTTTTCCGTTCGAGCAGTGTGCTGTTGTGGGGTTGGATGTAGATGGAAATAAGTATGCGTTCTTTGTGCACAAAGCAATGGCAGAGGTGGAGAACGGCACTACGCAAGAGTGCATTCGCATGAGAAGTTTTTGTAAATTTATGAATGACCACTTATTTCAACTCAACCCCTCACTAACGATTGACATATCAGGAGGGCACCTAAACAAAAGCGAAGCAACCATTGATGATGTGCGGGTAGCCATTGATGGGAAGTTTCTTAGTGAGCACCCAGAGTTTCTTAATAACCAAGAGATGATGAACGAAGCTGTTACCGTCTCTATGAACCTATTAGTTGAATGGTTGCAGGTATTGGATAAGAAAAATATAGAGGTGCACACGCCTATTAAACGATCTAACCATGCCAAGCGTATAAGGCAGGGAAAGAAACCGTTCTATGATTGGCACACGGTAACTATTGAACCATCTAAGCCAGCAGCACCACACAAGGGCGGTACACACGCAAGCCCCAGACTACATGAGGTACGTGGGCATTGGGTAGTCAACCGCAACGGCAAACGCTTTTGGAGACGACCGCATGAACGCGGGGATGCGGCACTAGGTATTTCGTTCCACGACTATAAAATTAAAGGAGAAGCACATGGATGACTGGGATGTTGACGAGGCATTGGGCATATTCTGTGCGCTAGTGTTAGCTGCGTTGTTGGTATTGTTGTATCTTGAACTCTTGTGAGTTTGTCAAGAGCTTGACAATCTAGCTGGTCTGTTTTACTGTCTAATTTAAAGGAGGGAATACTATGGATGGAACAGTCATATCCAAGGCATCAATGCGTCCTACGCCGTACGATACAGGCAAGGTAAAGATTGGTAGGTTTTATGAACCACCTAAACCACCATTAGAACCCGATGAACTAGCACTACAACACGCACTATTAGGTATCGCACCACCCAAAGAAACATTTTTTCAACGTCTAATCTCTCGCTTAATAAGGGGGTAGTCATGAGTGATTTGCGCACAGCAATAGTAAACGCACTAAACAAAATAGAAACGGAGAAGCAGATGCAGAACAACGAATTGAAAGACACCATCACCGAGTGGGCGAACGACGATAAACAAGAACCAGATGTACGCTCCACTACATTCAAGCCAACCAACAACGTAACACGCGAAACGTTTAACGCAGTGCGAGACAATCCGGGTAAAACAAACGGGCAGCTAGTACGCTTAATGCAAGCTAGAGGATTCAACCCGTCATCCGTTGGCTCACTACTAACGCAGATGGTACGGCAAGGATTGATACGTCGTGATGACGAAGGGAAGTTCTCAGCGCAGGTAGCAGAGTACGCCCCATTAAAAAGTCCAGCAGCTATAGCAAAGCAGAAGAAAATCGTACACCTTAATCGGTCCAAGCGCCCCTACGTGAAAGCAGCTAGGCAGAGCACCAAGGAAGGCATCGCAGCGTTGGGTACGCATACTACCGCGCCTGTGGCTACCCCTGTCGCTGCCTTTGACCCAGAGCAAGTGCTGTCAACACTTTCTTTCCCGCAGGTGTTGACGTTGTATAAAAAAATTAAAACTCTTTTGGGAGAAGCCGCATGATTGTTGATGAAGCAAACAAACTCGCAGACTATTTGTCTGGTATGCCACGTCACCAAAAAGATTTAGACGCGGCCATTATGTTGCGCTTACTTGCGCGTGTGTATCAGGTAGCCAAAGAAATGCTGGATGCCAAGACGATAGACACCAGCATGGCAGCGCATGATGAACTGATTGACTTAATCAAAGGGAAGCCAGACTCATGAATTTCGTGCGCAACATAGCTAAAGAACTAAAAATGTTTCAGTACTTGACGGATAACTACAAATTAAAAACAGACGCTGACTTAGCTGATTTTATGTTGTGTTCCAAGACAGTAGTGAGCATGACGCGACGAGGCCAACGAGCACTGAGTGCTCGATTAATTTTAACCATCTACGACAGAACCCCGCTATCTATTGAAGAGATCAGGGATATGTTAAAGGAGTATGTGTAATGGAGACGTATGCGTTTCTTACGTTTATAGGGGGCGTCCTTGTAGGTATGGGCACGGCAATACTACTAATTTGTTTAGCTATGATTATATGGAGCAAGCGTGGCAACTCCTGAAGCTAAAGTAAAATTGAAGGTTAGAAAATTACTTGATGAACTGCACGTTTATTATTTCTTTCCCCCAGCTAACGGTTACGGGCGTGCCGGTATCCCTGATGTCGTTGGCTGTGTTCATGGTTGTTTCGTAGCTATTGAATGTAAGGCAGGTCGCGGTGTACTCACTGCGCTACAAGAACGAGAGCTTGCAAAAATCAACGACGCGGGAGGATTTACTTTTGTCGCCAGAGAAACCAACATCGACGAACTAAAGGAGAAACTTGTATGTCTGATCCAAAAGAATTTGCCAAGCGTATAGAAGAGATGGATGAAGATGACCGCAATAACTTCCGCGACATCATTGAAAAACTTTCGCACTGCTATGTTAAAGATGCAGCGCAAGCTGTGATTTTGTACGCGCACATTGACGCACCCATGACAGAAGCACTGACTATTAATTGCAATGACATGGAGACGTACGACATTATTCAAGGAGCGTTAGGGTACTTTGAGTTTTTAAACATGCGCGATGCACCACCAAAGGAGAACTTTAATTGATGATTGAGACGATAGACCATAAGAAAATCTTTGCTTGGATTAATGCAGTATGGGCAAAGTCATTAGCCGCAGTAGTTATGTTTGTACTAGGAATATGGATAGGACAAGTACAAACAGAGAGCCGCGTAATTGGTGACTGTAAATACTCAGGAGCCTTTCGCGTAGATCATCAAGCGTTCATGTGCCAGAGGAGAATATGATGAGAGCATTTCCAAATTTTAGAAGCGACGGTATGGAGTTACGTGATTACTTTGCGGCGAAAGCTATGACAGGCGCGCAAATTTGGGACGCGGTTTTAAACGGCACACATCCAGTTTTTGAAGGTAGTGATGGCCCAACAAAATTAGCGGAAGTGGCGTATGCAGTAGCAGACGCAATGATGAAGGCGAGAGAGGTGAAGGGATGACTAGAGATGACATTATCCGCATGGCGCATGAGGCTGGATGGTCTGGCATTTATTCGCAGTGGGTCAGCCCTATTGAGCGTGAGCACCTGACTGTGCCTGTGACGATGGGGCAAATTGAACGTTTTGCCACCTTAGTCGCAGCAGCAGAGCGCGAGGCGTGTATCAAACTGATAGAAGACTTTTCAAAGACTACGATGGTTCCTGTTAGAGATACATGGGTCATGGGTTTGATTGCAGGAGCTAACGCGCTACGCGCAAGGGGGCAGCATGAATAAACTTATTCGCATGGCTAAGGAAGCCGGAGCCGCAAGACTACACAATAGAGGAAACATTATTTTTGGTCTTGATGCGCTTGAACACTTTGCCGCTTTGATTGCAGCAGAAGAACGTGAACGCATTTTAGATATGTGCAAAGAAGGTTTATGGGATGGCGAGGGGATTAGGTTTCATCTTGAGAAGCGGGGGCAGCGGGGGCGGGGATGAAAAAGAAAGTAGGCGAAGAAGCGGCACGACATTGGATTACAGGGATGCGATCCCTTGCTAGTAACTTACCTATTAGTCCGTTTCACTTAGCCGCAGCAGACGATATGGAGTCGTTGTTGAATGAGGTGTTGGTGTATAGGAAGACAAAGAAAGCGGAGCCGCAGGAAACAATAGCTAAATGGATAAAAGCAAACACTGAACATAGGCAGTGGTACATCTGTCCTAAGTGTAGCTACCAAGCGCCACGATTTAGAGATGAATGGGTTGGGCTGACTGATGAGGAAGTTTGGGAATGTTACAGCGATCAAGGTAGTGTGTTTTATCGCGCCATAGAAGCCAAGTTAAAGGATAAGAACGGTGGATAAGTTTCAACAGGCCACCACTGACCAACTGTACTTCCGTGACCCAGACGTTGACCCACCACCACGAGGTACGAGTATGTTGTTATTAAATCCGGGTGGGGTATGTGTGATTGGTGTATGGGATGACACGTGTATAGGTTGGTGTCCGAAACCTAAAGTACCCAAAGAGTTGAGAGCAAAACATGCCCAAGCCAAAGAAGGTTGACTACGATTGGGAAGCGGTAATCAACGGAAACCGCATTGGCATCGGCCAAGTGTTTAGAAGTATACGCAACGGTACGGTAGACGAAGACGAGCTGGATAAACTATATAACTTCGTGCAATTTTCTTTAGCGTTGATGCAGTTGTCAGGCCCACAGAAATGGGGTCAAGCAAAGATGAACGCTGAGATGATGAGCTATTTACAGGAGAAGAAAGATGACTGAACAAGACCATATAGCGGCAAACTTTGCGACATTTCATTTAGAGAATCCGTGGGTATATACGCGATTACGCGACCTTGCATTAGCGATGCGTAGCGCAGGGGTAAATCATTATGGTATAGGTGGGCTGTACGAAACGTTACGGTACGAAGCCTCGTTAACATCCAAAGATACAGAAGGATTTAAGTTAAATAATAATTACCGTGCGTTGTATGCAAGAGAACTTGCGCGTAATGAACCTGAACTAATAAATTTTTTTAAATTCCGCTTACGCAAAGCAAGAGGTACGCAACACCTATCCCCATCGGTAGACGCATGGGATAACCCTATGAGGAGTCACGCTTGAAGTTAATAACTATAGACTTTGAAACCTATTTCAATAAGGACGTAGGGTTTGCAAAGCAAACTACAGAAGAGTACATACGTGATCCGCAGTTTCACGTTATTGGCGTGGCCGTTAAGGATGGCGATACAGATGCAGAGTGGGCGTCAGGTACACCACAACAGATTAAGAAGTGGTTGGATAAGTTTGATTGGGAGAACTCCGTTGCCCTAGCGCATAACGCGTTGTTCGATGGGTCGATACTTAACTGGCACTTCGACATCAAGCCTAAGTTCTGGATGGATACGTTGTGTATGGGTCGAGCCATTCATGGGGTTGAGGTTGGTGGGTCGTTGGGCGCGTTGACTGAACGGTACGGACTAGGCCAGAAGGGTGACGCTACTAAGTGGGCGATGGGTCTACGCCGAGAGGACTTCACAGAGCAACAGTTGTCGGACTACGGGGACTACTGCATCAATGACGTGGAGCTAACTCATAAGTTGTTTAACAAGATGCTGCCCGGATTTCCGAAGAAGGAACTACACCTGATCAACCTAACACTCAGGATGTTTATCGAGCCGGTACTACGGTTAGACATCCCACTGTTACAGCAGCATAAGGCCGACATCTTTAATACGAAAGAGGCACTCTATGACAAGCTTAAGATTCCGCGTCATGAAGCCCAAGATATATTGTTATCCAATAACAAGTTTGCAGATGCACTACGAGCGTTAGAAATTGAGCCACCAGTAAAGATTAGCCCGACAACTGGCAAGGAGACACTTGCGTTGGCAAAGAGTGACGAGGAGTTTAAAGCGTTGGCATTACATCCGAGTGCCGAGGTACAGGCGTTGGTTGCTGCGCGGTTGGGGGTCAAGAGTACCTTGGAAGAGACACGTACCGATAGGTTTATAGGTATTGCTTCACGTGGAACATTGCCGGTTCCGGTTAAGTACTATGCAGCGCACACCGGACGATGGGGTGGGGACGACAAGATTAATTTACAGAACCTACCGAGCCGAGGGGATAACGCGGGGAAATTAAAGATGGCGATTAAAGCACCACCGGGACATACGATGATTGATGCCGACTCCTCTCAGATTGAGGCGCGGGTGTTGGCATGGTTGGCAGGGCAGGATGACATAGTTAAAGCGTTTGCCAAGCGGGAAGATGTGTACAAGAAAATGGCAGCGACTATCTACGGCAAGAAGGAAGCAGACGTTACACCACAGGAGCGGTTTGTTGGTAAGACCACGATCCTCGGCGCAGGTTATGGGATGGGAGCCGTTAAGTTTCAGGCAGCGTTGAAGAACTCTAAGCCACCTGTTGAGCTGTCACTGGAAGAATGCCGCAGGATTATTGACGTGTACCGGAAGGCGAACTTCGCTATATCCGCGTTGTGGAAGCAAGCCCAGCAAGCCATCATTAACCTATCTAGGGGTGAACCTGCGGTATTAGGCAAGCACGAAGTACTTAAAGTAATTCCTAAAGAGCGAGCCATACTACTACCAAGTGGTTTGTTGTTACGGTATGACGACCTCAAGTCTGAGCCGGGAGAGAGCGGCGTAGAGTTTACCTATAAAACGCGCAGGGGAAGAACACGTATTTACGGCGGAAAAGTTGTCGAGAATGTATGCCAAGGGATAGCACGCTGTATTATCGGTGAGCAGATGTTACGTATCTCTAAGAAATATAGGGTTGTGTTGACAGTACATGATGCGATAGCATGTGTAGTGCCGGACAAGGAAGCAGAAGCGGCGCGTGAGTACATTGAAGAGTGTATGCGCTGGACGCCCGATTGGGCTGTTGGACTACCTGTTGACTGTGAAAGCGGTATGGGTAAAAGCTACGGAGAGTGTTGATGGGTAAGGTAAACGCGAGGGAAGAGCGAGCCATAATCATGTGGAGCCAAAAATATTGTTGGCCTAAAAATGAGGCAGATGCCATCGACAAAGAAACGGCGCTTAGATCATGGTTTACAACACTGCCGTTAAACTCCGACATGATTAAGGTGTTGTACCCGCACATAGACGAGATAAAAGCACTTTACGAAAGTACCGAATGACAATTAAGTGGTCGTATAGCAGCATTAAGTTGTTTGAGCAGTGCCCACGCAAGTACTTTCATCTCAGGGTGTTAAAGGATATTGTCGAGCCTGAGACTGACGCTATGCTGTACGGCACACGGTTCCATGAGGCAGCGGAGAACTACATAAAAGATGGCACACCCATTGACCCCGCGTTTGCCTTTGCGAAACCAGTGCTTGATAATTTGAAGCAAATCCCCGGCGAGAAGTTATGCGAGCATGAGATGGGTATTACGGAAGACCTACAGCCTTGTGGGTTTCGTGATGACAACGTATGGTTTAGGGGGATCGCTGACTTGTTGATCCTAGACCGGGAGAAGGGTGAGGCTAGGGTTGTTGATTACAAAACCGGCAAGTCGGCTAAATATGCTGACCCTGATCAGCTAGAACTTATGGCATTATGTATCTTCAAACACTTCCCTGAGATCAAGAAGGTCAAGGGTGGGTTGGCGTTCGTAGTATGTAACGCGTTTGTTAAGGGTAAGTACGACGTAGCAAACCAAGACGCAATGTGGTCTAAGTGGGTTAAGTCGCATAACAGAATTAAGATAGCGTACGATAATGATGTGTGGAATCCAAAGCCGAGCGGCCTGTGTAGGAAGCACTGTTCGGTACTGAGTTGTTCACACAACGGGAGATCATAATGCCATATACAAAGAGTCCAAGACCGTACAAGCACGAGTACGACATGCAGGAGAAACGAGGCGAAACGCCTGACCGCATGGAACGGCAACGTGCACGTAGAGCGTTGGATAAGAAGGGTGTAGACCGTACAGGTAAAGACGTATCACACGTTAAAGCGTTAGCTAAAGGTGGTACTAACAAGGATGGGTATTACCTAGAAGCACCATCAAAAAACCGTGCGCGTAACGGACATAAAAAAGCAAAATAAGTGTTGACGTGGTTTTGATTCAGGAATAAATTAGAGTTTGCAAAGCTGCTTCTTGGTTGCTTGCGAATTAATACGGTTACTGTAAGGTGCGAGTGAGTAACCGGGGGCGTTTTTTCGATTTCAACCCTCTAACCGCACCAGTTGACACGCGGCACCTACGCGGGAATCAACACTTAATTTATCGTTGTGTGTAGGCAGAACTGGACACCCAGTTCTGCCTATTCCTCTTTTTTTAAAGCTATGGAAATAATAGAAAACAAAGCACTACTACTGCAACTACGTGACCCTAATAAGGTCACAACAGTTATACCCAAGAGTAAGTCACTAGGCGGCGGCAAAGTCTTAGTGCACTGGGGTTTAGAAGAAGCTCAAGTACTAAAGAATTTAAAGATCAGGAATGTACCTAGCCCGATCATTTCACAGTACAACTGGCCCGGCTTACACAGACCGTTCGAGCATCAGAAAACTACTTCGTCGTTCTTAACGCTACATAAACGAGCCTTTTGTTTGAACGAACAAGGTACAGGTAAGACAGGCAGCGTGATATGGGCTGCTGATTACTTGATGAAACAAAAGAAGATTAAACGCGTGTTGGTAATTTGTCCGTTGTCTATCATGGACTCAGCATG